AGGATGGTTCTTAGGCCACACTGAAGACCCCGACGAGGACGATTATCAAGAACCGCAAAGGATAACTTTATATGGCTGATCCAAATGTAATCCCGTTTGCTGAAGGCGCACCCGCAGATGACCTGATGGTAGAGACCCTCCCAGACGGTGACGTGCTAATCGGTGATCCAGAGCTTGACGTAATCGAAGAAAGCGACAACGGCTTTGATGCAAACCTTGCAGAAGAGATCGATGCACGGGAGCTATCGGCAAAAGGCGCAGAGCTTGTATCGTATTACGAAAACGATGAAGCGGCCAGAGACGAGTGGAAAACACGCTACAAGGCAGGGTTGCGTACCTTAGACCCAGACGGAGGCTTAGATGAAAGCGAAGACGAGAGGGCCACCCGTGGCCTGTCCATCGTTGTTCACCCCCTAATCGCAGAAGCGGCAACGCAATTCAATGCCAAGGCCATCGCAGAGCTTTACCCGTCAGGTGGCCCAATCAAGTCGGTCATCATTGGTCAGCCAGACGAGGAAATCGAAGAGCAGGGCCGCAGGGTCAGAGAATTTATGAATTATCAGATCACAGAGGAAATGCCCGAATACTTTCCCGATCTGGATCAAATGCTGTTTCACCTACCGCTGGTCGGCCAGACGTTCAAAAAGGTTTGGTGGGACGTAAACCTCGACAGGCAATGCAGCCAGTTCGTCAAGGCAGAAGACTTTTGCGTGGCTCCAGAGAGCAAAGACCTCTACACATCCCCACGCTATACTCACCTCATCAGAATGCCGAAGAACGACTACAATCGCTATGTTCAAAACGGCTACTACCTCCAGACCAGCGATGCAGGCAGCGATGATGTCGATCCAGCCGACAGCGTTATTGGCGAAATCGAAGGCGTTGATGAATACGACGATAGCAACGATGACATAATCACACTGCTGGAGATGCACGTCTATGATTTGTTCGACGGCATTGATGGCGAAGAAATGGATGAAGAGGATGAGGACGATAATGCTGTCGCCCTGCCCTATGTCATTACCATTGATTACGACAATCAAAAGATCGTGTCGGTCAGGCGCAATTGGCGCGAAGACGATGAAATGAAAAAACGCCGTGACTGGTTTGTGAGCTACAAGTTCTTGCCGGGTTTAGGATTTTACGGCTTTGGCCTATATCACATGATCGGTGGGTTGGGCAAAGCGGCGACAGGATCGCTTCGCGCTCTGCTCGACAGTGCCGCATTCAGCAATATGCAGGGTGGGTTCAAGTTGCGTGGCCGTGTTACTGGCGGCGATGTGCAAGTTAACCCCGGTGAATTTGTCGATCTCGACAGCACCGTCGATGACGTTAACAAAGCCATAATGCCACTGCCGTTTAAGGAGCCGTCAGGGTCGCTGTTTAATTTGCTGGGCTTTATGGTCGATGCAGGCCAACGCTTTGCATCCACAGCCGATCTTAATGTCGGTGACGTAAATCCCAACGCCCCAGTGGGATCGACGGTTGCCTTAATTGAGCAGGGATCGAAGGCGTTCAGCGCAATTCACAAGCGCTTGCACTACTCGCAGGGCCAAGAATTTAAACTCTTATCAAATCTAAACGCAGAAAATCTGCCAGAAGAGTTTACCTTCTCACGCGCTGGAGCAGCCGAAACGGTCTATGCCGCCGACTTTGATGACCGCATTGACATCGTGCCTGTGTCCGACCCCAACATCTTTAGCACCGCCCAGCGTATCGCGCAGGCACAGGCCGTGCTGCAAATGGCGCAGGCCGCACCGCAACTGCATGATATGTACGAGGCGTACAAGCGGATGTACGAGGCGATCCGCATTCAGAACATCGATGAAATATTAAAAAAGCCAGAAGAAGCCGTCCAGATGGACTGCATCGATGAAAATATGAGCGTGATGTATGGCAAGCCAATCCGCGCCTTCATTGAGCAAGACCATGAGGCGCACATCGCGGTGCATATGCAGTTTCTGCAAGACCCATCTTTGGCTGGCAACCCCGGCGCTAAAACCATGCAGCCGATCTTAATTGCACACATCGCAGAGCATATTGCGCTGCTGTATCGCCTGAGAATGCAGGCCAGTGTGGCAATGCCACTGCCGCCACTGCCCGACTTTAAAGACCCCAACTTTAAGTTTGAGGACGTTGATCCAGAGCAAGATCGCTTAATTAGCCAACGGGCCGCAGAAGTGGTCAGGGCCGCACCCCAGATGAAGCAGATCGAAGCGATCAGGGGCGTTGGTCAGCAGGGTCAAGGTCAGGGCAATCCATTGGAATACGCGCAGCAGTTGGCAAAGTTGGAGACCGAAGCCCTCACGGCCAGAACACAGGCGCAAATTGCTGCCGATCAGGCCAAGGCTCAGTCCAACATTCAGATCAAGCAGGCAGAGGCCAAGCAGGATATGCAGATCGAAATGGCAAAGGCGCAAGCCGACTTGCAGGCGAAGGTCACAAAGCTGGAGGCCGAATTGCAGCTTGAGCGGGAGAAGAACGCAGCAAAACTAGAAATGGAGGCAATGAAGAATGTACCCCCCACGATATAATTTGCCCCCCATAAATCCTGCCGCCTTCGGCGGTTTGCCGAAAGAGCAAGCGCAGGGTGCGCGGCCCCCGCCCTCCTCCCAAGGTGGGGGTCAGCAGCCCATAGACATGAATAAATATTTAATGAATAAAGTAGCTGAGATTCGACAGCGCATGGGCGCTGGTGATATGGGTGCCTTGACGGCGATATCGGACGCCGCACAGGTTCCAGTACAGCAGCCCCCTATGCAGGGGCCACCTCAAAGACAGGGAATGGCGTGATGGATGAAAAACAGGGCGCGTTTGCAGATTTAGATTTTAAAGATAAATTTGATGATTTTGATTTGCCTGTTTCTGGCAACATTAATATTGACGGCACCTCAAATGAACCACGTTCTGAATTGGATTTATACAGAACATTTGATGGCAGGATGGGCAGCATTAAACCCTCAATCGGCTACACTATTGAAGAAACAAAATCCAGAGATGGCATGGCTGACGTTAGAAACAAGGCCAGAACTGTGCGTCTTGGTCTGGATGGATCGACCACATTGGGGCCAGTAGATTTAAGCGGAAACGTCATGGGCAGCAGAACCATGCAGGACAAAACCTATACGTTTCCCTTTGCCACTTTCACGCAGGAAAGCTCCAGCACATTTTCAAAATTAGGTGCAGCGGCAAAGATGGGCGCGTTTGATTTTGAAATTAACAGGCAAAAATCAAGCGGCATGGAGCCAGTATATTCTGGATCGATTGGCATGAATATTGGAGATGGTGGTCGCATTAGCTACTCTGACAGCAGCACTGGCGAACCAAGAATTGACGCCAGATATCGAATGGAGTTTTAGATATGTGTTTTGACGGTTCAAGCGAAGATGGCGGCAGCGAAAATGATGGATACATTAGTTTTGCAGATATGTTTGACGGCGGTGGGCCGGGTCGATCTGGCGCACGATTTAGTGGCGCAGGCGTAGGTGCTTTAGATCAAAACAAAGATAATTACATTTCTGAAGCCGAATATCTCTCAGGAGAACAACATTCTATATCCAATAAAAAGCGCGGTATTTCTGGCCCTGATGATGGGCCTATTGGTTATGCATATGATAATCGTGATAATTTTATCAGTGGCATAAGCAATTCCTTCGGCGCACTGCCACGGGGATCGATACGTCAAGAGGCTGCATTAGGTCCAGAATATGGATCACCAATAGAGACAAAAAATATGGCTAGGTTCTTGCAGGGATTTGCTGGCGATGCCAGAGACATGGCTATGGCTCCAGTTCGTGCGTACAGAGGCGAGGGCGCACTGCCCGATCCTGTTGGTACACCAGAACAACAGGCAAGAAGTTTTGACAGCATCTTTAACAAAGGCTCTTCTGATTTCAATAATTTACCAGAGGCTCAACGAAACGCTATCATACGAGGTACACGGTCTTTAAATCCACGGGCCGTGTCGATGCCTGCGCCTGCGCCTGTGGCTGTGCCTGAGACTTTTTATTATGACGATGACCCATATTCAGATCAAAAAACTAATGCGAACTTAAAAGACAAAGTTGTTTTTAAAGACGGGATGTATAATTTTTATGAAAATGGTCAGTTAATTAGACAAATAACTGAGCAAGAATATAATCAAATGTTAATGAACCCGTATAGAACTGCATAGGAGACCGACATGAACCCCGACCTTGAACTAATTCAACAGTACGCACAGGCCATACAAGCCACTGGATTGCTGGAAGAAGACACCGTAAATGGCATTACCGCAATGGTTGATCGGGCGAGAGATCAGTTTAGAGTTGCTGATGAGCAGGGCATTCCGCGAGAAACCCTACAGCTTTTGCCTGACGATCAACGCGCAGCAATGCAGGAAGTTTTAATGCAAGTGCAACGGTCTTATAGCGCAAAGTCTGAAGGCGAAATGATGAATGCAAGAAGTCGATTGGCGGCAGATAAAGCGATGCCACAGGGACTAAGTGAAGGAGAAATGAATAGGTTTATGGCGCAAAAACGGGCCGCACAAATCCAAACTGAAAGAGCTTCTATGGGCGCACGGTCTGAAGGCGAAATGATGAATGAGCGGTCATACCAAGTTGATGATGGAATGATGAGTATGCCACCAAGTCAAATGGCTGAAATGCAGCGCAAGGGCGAAATATCTCCCGACACTATTTATGAGAATATCGATGGATTAGACATTGCGCGGAGACCTACTGCACCAGCAACATCGCTACGCCCAAAACCACGCCCAGCAAATCTAGGCACAATGGGACAGACGCGCCCACAACTGCGACCATAAAGGAGGCCGACATGGCACAGGTAGAAGTCGAAAACATGGAAGAAAATGCAGACCTTTTTATGGCAAAAATGGGCTTTCCCCATGATGCAGAAGGTTTGGAAATGTCAGACGATCAACTCGTTAACTTTTTGCTGCTGTGCCATCAAGACATGATGGACGTTGATGGCGAAGATTACGGCGAAGACTACGAAGAGGTCGATGATCAAATGATGGATATGCCCCACGACAGTGACGTAAAGGTCAAGGTCATGAAGCTCGACGGCGGCAATGTCCAAGAGATGATGAACAAGCTGCTTGGCGGTCACTAATGCCCGTTATGAAGGTCAAGGGCGGCTACCGCTGGGGCAGCAGGGGCAAGGTTTATAAAACCAAGGCCGAAGCTGAGAAGCAGGGCCGCGCTGCCCACGCCGCTGGATATGGCAAAAAGAAAAGGGGCAAGTAGATGGCAGGGCCGTTTAATATAAACGCTTTATTGAGAGCATCGACAGCAACAGGAAATCCTATTGGCGCTCTTGGCCCTTTGGTCAGTGGCAAAGTACCGGGGGCCAATCCTTCATTCGGGCCAACTGGCCGTATTTCTACCCGTGTTCCAAGAGAAGGAACGCCAAACACTGGTGGTGAACGACCAAAGCCAGAAGTTTATAGTGGTGGTTTAACAATCGGCAGATCAGCTATGGAAGGTCTTGGAAATGTAAAAGACAATATATTAGGCAAAAATATGGAATTTTTGGCGTCTGGTCGGAAAGCGGAAGCAGACCCAAAGAAAAATACATATGAAGATTTGGAGACATATTTTCCCGGCTTTAAAGGCATAAGAGGTTTACCAGAAGCAGACGCAGCAGATTTTGTCAGTGCAATGCAGCGAGAAAATTTAAACTGGATCATGGATAAATTGCCTGCTGGCTTTCAAGATCGTGCTAAATATTGGTACGTTGGTGCCAATAGATTTTCTGAAGAGCTTGCAATTAAATATGGCATCCCAAGGCAATCAATGTCTGGCGTATTGGCGGCTCTATCACCTCAAATGGATTGGTTTAAAAACGCATCTCTTGGTGAGCGCGTTGTGGATGCCGTCATTAATAACCGTGCATTTCCTTGGTCAGAAGAAATGACCAATGTTGCGAAGCGATATCCAACATTTGTGGCGACAGCAAAAGGAAGCCCAAATAAAAGAATTTGGGAAAGCATTAAAGGCAAATCTTATAAAGACCTTGAGACCATAGAGCAAAAGGCAATGTGGGTTAGAGCATATGATCAAGCCCACAACCCCAGTACATATCGCGCTCTTACGCCAGAAGGCGACATTGGCGACATAATTGGGACAAAAGATAAAAACACTACCGCAAGCATTGGCTGGGGCAGCTTTGGCGACATTGGAAAGGCCATTCAATCCATTGAAAGCGGTGGTGATTTCAACATCATATCTGATGCAATGGGTAATAACCATAAAGTAAGAAACTTCTTTAATAATATTGAAGTTCCATTTTCTGACATGGGCGATGTTACAATCGACACACACGCCATTGCTGCTGGTATGATGCGGCCATTGGCTGGCAACGATCAGCTAACGTCACAAGGTTTGGGCATGGCTGGGGGATCATCAAAAGGAACGGGTGCAAAAGGATTATATGGATTAACGGCAGATGATTATAGATTTGTTGCTGATCAACGTGGACTTTTACCAAGAGAAACGCAGTCTATTGTTTGGGAAGGCATAAGGGGTCTTTTCAACAATAAAAGCGTTGATTTAAAAACAAAGGTAAATTCTGTTTGGTCTGCTGTTGATCGTGGAGACCTTACACCAGATCAGGCGCGTGATTTCATCGAAGAATATTCTGGAAAATTTAACACTGGCGTGATTTCCCCAAGAACAAACCGATCAATTGCTGCTGGTAATAGCACTATGTTTAGTGTGCCACTGGCAATAGGTGGAGCTGCTTTAGGCGCATTGCCATCTGAAGATGAACTTCCACCAGAGGAGGACGGCACCTAATGGCGGCAAAGAAAAAAAAGAAAGCCAAGCGAGACGCCTGCTACAGTAAGGTCAAGGCGCGATACACGCGCAACGGCGGCACATGGCCGTCAGCCTATGGCTCTGGCGCTTTGGTGAAATGCCGCAAGGTCGGCGCAAAAAACTGGGGCAATAAAAGTGGCAAAAGCAAAAAAAAGTAGCGGCAACAGTCTGAAAGACTGGTTCGGTCAGAACAAAGGCAAGGGCTGGGTCAATTGTAAAACTGGTGGCCCCTGTGGCCGCAAGAGCCGCAAGTCTGGTGGATCATATCCCGCCTGCCGTCCCACAATGGCGCAATGCAAAAGCAAGTCGGCCAAGTCGGCAGCAAAGCGCAAGACATCTGCAAAGCGCGTAAACTGGAAGGGCAAGAAATAATGGCTAAAAAAGCGGTTGAAGCGCCCAAGGGCTATCACTGGATGAAGTCGGGCAAAGGCTACAAGCTAATGAAGGGCGACTATAAGCCTCACAAGGGCGCAGTTAAGAAGGCTTCATTTGATGTGCAGAAAGTTCACAAGTGAGTGGTACACGTCTTCGCCTTGGTTCTATATATCGGCATTGCTAATGATCGTAAGCTGGTCAGCGATGATATGTTGTTTCGCAGCATAGAAACGTGTACATATTTTGCGAAAGCAATCGTCGGGCGATGGGGATACCACAGTAATCCAAAAGATTTTGGCGTTGCATATTG